GCTCCGAGCGGTCGCTTCAGGAGAAACGGACTTAGGTGTGTGGTCCATCTAGGGTCGGACCAAACGTGGCCTAGACCCCGATGGGATATCACTGGCTAGCCTTTCGGCTGCCAGGCAGAGACCATCAGGACAATTAACACCTTATCCGCCTTCCACCAGGTTGAGTCTTCGGACCCTAATCCTGTTTCGGACTCCACTAATCCTGCCAAGGTTCTTCTTTAGATCTTGGAAAAGAGGTGATAGGTTAACCCGGCTCCAGGAACGCTTTCGCGCCTCAAGACTGGACACCTCGTACCCGAAGGTTCACCCATAGTTTTCTGACATCTCGGTCTAATCTTCCGCGGCTATCTTGAGATTCCAACGCGTGGAACACGATAATCGTGGAAGGACGGAAGCGGCCACTCTGGTCTCTTTTGATCTCCCCTCCAAGGAAGAGAGAAGACGGTGTTTGAACTTCGAGACAGGCATAGGTTCCCCATAGAAAAGGGGAGTGGAACGGCAAGGAAGCCACCACGTCTCGAAGAGAGCCTTTAACTTGACAGGCGGAGAAATTGTCAAATTCTCCGACTTGAGAGTGTCCCACCAATCCTCGACATACCTCGCAGTACCTTCAAAAAGGTTCTGGGTGCCAAATAAATCACCTGTGCATTCATAGTGACTCATCTTAATCTCACGATCAGAGAGTTCTCCATACACAGGTACGGTACGAGTGATTGGTAACTTCGACGTCTGGGGAAGGGGAATGCGTCGGTGTAGCTTGCGTGCGATTCTAACAGCGGCACCCATGATGCCGCTGGAACGGAGATAAGTGATCTGACTTGGGTCGAAACCCAGATCACCAAGATGAAGTCCACTATAGAGGCCCTTCAGAATAACAGATCTGAAGCGGGAGAAAATATAGCCTATGGACTTATCTTTTAATTCATAAGATTCTTTAGAGAAAGACCTTATGTCTCCGCCAACACACGCAGTGAAAGCTGTCCTTACAAGAGCCCGAGTACGGATGATCGGAACGGGGAAAGCGAGACCTTTAATTATAAATAAGGTGGAGTTGATCTCTACACGGTTCCTATCATATGAGGTTTTACTGACCTCGGGCTCCAGACCGACGCTAGGAAGAATGTCAAACCAGGGGGCGGGGTTAGCTGTCTCGGCAGCTAAATCATCGCCATTGATGAGCATGGGAGTTTTTCTGCCAAGTGAGTAGGCAGCACAGACTCGGTTGTAAAGACACAACAGAGGAAAACTCAAAAAAGCACCCATCATCTGACCCCTCCTATTAGTAAGAGTTAGGTCGCCCAACTGGATGTCGGGCAACAGACTAAGTCTAGCTAATTGTTTGACTGAAGCAGGTACTATTGAAGCGTTTTCTAAACAGGCCTCCAATATTGCTTGTGATACACGAAGATCGAGATTGTCGGTAGCACCCTTAAAGTCTCCGGAAAGAACAGGGTGTTCAAAACGAAAACCGGCTTTCTCAAAACTTCGGCAAGTGGGGGGCCCTATCAGAGACCACTTCTGCCGGCGCACGCGGCTAAACATAAGTTTGTGAAGTGGCTTAAGGACACAAAGGTCCTTAGGCGTCACGGTTAAGAGTCTTTGCTTCCCTGCTGTATTAATGGATTTTAATACATAAGGAGTCAAAGTAACGACCCTTTCACCGATGACGGCTGATAGGTAGGATTCAAGGTCCGTCTCCGCTCTGGCCCCGCCCTTCGAAAGTGCACGTTCAGTGCATGAAGAGGAGTTAGGGGCATAGAGCCCAACAGCAGAGACGTACCCGCGATCCCATCCCGGTGGAAAAACCCTCTGAACTTCCTCCTTAACAAAAGGAAGAAAATCCACTGGGAGCTCCCCACTATGCGGTCGCAATCGTTCTTGAAACCAATCCTCGAGTCGTAGTGATAGACAATCACATGGCTCAGGGAATGCTTTCTTCAAAAGAAAGAACGAGAACCTACATCCTTCTCTCTCCCTCCGACCGAGACGACCCGTGGATAGAAGTACATCTACCCCCGTCGTCCAGTCCTTGATCTTACGAGTCATTTGTGTGCAGTCTAACCCTTTAACGGAAGGTCGGACTGTTGAGATGCTAAATATTTTTTCAATAGCATCGACACAAGTACCCAGGATAAGATCCTCAAGACCCTGTTTGTACCGGCGGCATTTCTGCAACGCTTTCCATTCAGGTCCACAACTCACGCATTTGCGCGCTTTACAGCCGTGGATGCACCCTCCTTTCATGGAGTAGCTTTCCTGGTTCAAGAAAACCAGTTATGCTCT